TATAATACGCCATTAGCGCCCGGCACCCCATTGGGGTGAAGAGATAGTCCACCCCTCTAAGTAATTAGAGATCAGGAGAACGACTTCCCTAAACTACTAGGTGCGGAACTATACCGTCCGCATCCTGCGTCAACTTGTGCGCCCTAACTTTGTAAAAAGTTAGTGAAAACCGCGTGAATTCAGGGAACCCCGCCGCTTGTACACCGGGTGTGTTACAATTGGGGAATCCTGAGCCAAGCCCAGAAGTAATTCTGGGAAGGTGCAACGACTACCTTTGTCATGTTTACTAAAGAAGAAAAGTTTCTTATTGGCGTTATTCTTGGAGACGGTAATTTGCATCGTCGTCCTAAATGAAAAAATGTAACCAGTATTAAACTGGCTCACTCTCCCAAAGAATATGCTTGGTTGCAATGGAAAGTTGAAAAAGTTTCAAAGATCATAAATTCTTCGGCTTCTATCAACAAAGCAATGAATAAAGGAATCCTTAAAGCCTATCAATGGTGTGCAGGATTTTCAAAATTTCTTTATTTGTATGAATTGATGTACGAAGACGGTAAAAAAATTTTTACCTGGAATGTTTTATCAGAGTTAGGTCTTCAAGAGTTAGCAATTTTTTGGTGCGACGATGGCTGCATTGTCAAAAATTTGCGAATCAAAAAAAATCCTAAGACCGGAAAACAGTATCCGAATCCCCTTCAAGAAACTGTGGGGAATTTGGCGGTTTATGAAGACTTTGAAACAACTACCAACATTGCTAATTGGATTTTCAATTTAACTGGTGCAAAAGCAGTAACCAAGTTGCATAAGAAAACAAATCTTTATTACTTGTTTTTTAATAAAAAAGCAGTAAAAAAACTGTGCGATGCAATTGAACCTTATGTTCCAAATTGTATGGCACATAAAATTGACCTCACTTTAATCCCCATAAGTGAGCGAGCCCGAATTCTTAAAGAAAGGGCGATAAGGAGGCAAGAGTGCGCGGCAACCTTAAAGGTTGATGATATAGTCTGAACTTATGGGATGGAAAACCATAAGAGCCAAAGGATAAAGAGCCTTTGGGTTAACAAAATGACATTGTTGAGATGGCCTGCGAGCCCGTGGTAGTCCATGACTTTACCAAGCAACCAGGCCAGACTGTTCAGTTAGACCGTTATCGGTTCTTCGGTAATCCTGGCACTAAAACCAGCCGTGAGCGTACTCAAGATCAAACTATTGGTACTGCTAACAGCCGGTCTATTGTTAAAGATAAGGTCCTGGTGTCTCTCCGTGAGTATACCGGCCCCGCTGATCCGAATAACACTAATCTTCCTAGTACTTTCAAAATTGCCAGGGAGACCTTAATGACTGCTCAGCGTCTTCTTTTAGACACTGGCAATCTCAATATGTTCCACCAGTCTATTGGTAGTCTTACCCTTCTGGATGACTATCGTCGCTGGCGTGATCGTGTCTTCCTTGATGAACTCTTCAAGGCAGAATCTCGCGGTCAATCCTCTGACACCCAAGGCGGTTATTACTATCCTAATAACAAAGCCAAAACTGGTGCAACTACTCTGACTGCTTACTCTGCTACTGAGTACGCTTCAGAACGCTTCAAGTTTAATGTTAAGACCGACCTCCTCGAAGTGGTCAAAGGTCTGCGTAAGCGTAACGTGCCCGTCTTCGCTGACGGTTACTATCGCTGTATTGCTGATCCCTCTTTCATGAAGGATCTACGTGCTGATCAAGGCTTCCGCGAAGTGGCTCGCTATCCTGGCATGGGTCAGCCTAATCCCCTCATGGGTATGATGGCTCCTAACGCTGCCCTTTATGGCGGCGGTCAGTATGGCCAAGCTCAGTTCGTTGGTGGTGAACCCGTAATGCCCTCTGGCTTTGTGTTTGAAGGCGTCCGGTTCTTCGAAAGCACCAACTTCCCCTCTAAGTCCATTACCGTAGACATCGGTGATGGTGGCGGTGCTATCTCTCATGATACCCCTCCTGCCTTGTTCTTCGGTCCTCAGTCTGTTGGTGTTGGTATTGGTGGTCCCAATGCTCAGGTGCTGATCAATAATAATGATGACTTTAGTCGTTTTATTATTCTGATCTGGCAACTGTATGCAGGTTTTGCTAACCTGAATAAGGACTTCACCACTGTTGCTTTCACCATTACTGAGTGATATAGGAGGTTAATTAAACAATGGCTACTTACAAATCTGAAGCCGGTGCTATCCTGCAGCCCGGTAATCAAATTAACCGCCTTTCTTCCTTCAATACTGAAGGTGTGTATGGCTGGCCTGGTATCGAAGCTTATGAGCTGATTGGTTACGCCAAGGTTGATAACCTTGCTGCAACCAAAGCTAGCTACAAAAGCTTTAATCTGATTATCCCTTCTCCTGATCGTCGTCCTGATGATCGTGTGCGTGATAATCGTACTTCCATGGTGGTAGAAGCTTCCGCCGATCGTCCTGCTTATGTTTATGGCGCTTCTATTGCCATTGGTCAGGACATTCCTGCTAGCGGTGAGCCTTCCTTCCCTGCTTCCCCTGTGACCGCTGATCTCGGCGGTACTACTGGTGAGTTTATTCTGTTTGGTCCTGATAACTCTGGTTCACCCCTTGGTGTTCCTGCTACTCAGGCCAATGGTTTAGCTGCTGCTACTGCGATCACTCCCGCTGCTGCAAGCTCTGCTTGGGCTCAAGGTGTGGGCGATATCACTGTCGCAGACATTCCTTTCTGGACTGCTGTTACTACTGCTGGTATTGATGACCAGGATGCTGCAAACTCCATGTTCTATAAGGTGACTGCAGATACCACCTTTAAGGCTTATAATGTTAACGGTGTTACCTCTACCTCTGTTGATGGTGACGGTGTGTTCATCTCTTCTGATGATTCCACCGCTGGTAAAGCTGCTTACATTATCTGCCGTGTAAACTACCTGCGCCCTGCTGCTCAGGTGTCCTGGAATGATATTCAGGAGTTCATTGACTTTGCTTCTCAGCAAGGTGGCGACGATACCTAATCTTTACTTGATCTAATAAAAGGGCTGGTCTACGGACCGGCCTTTTTTATTGTCTATAGGTATGTACTTTGGTATTGTATGAATAGATTTAAATACTATTGATGCTCTATCAATACAAACCCACTGGTTCCTTGGTGGAAATGATCTCTAATCATGGCAATGGAATTGTCATGTGTGTTGATGCACAAGATGAAGTTTTGTACGTTCATGAAGAAGATTTGCAACCTCATCTAGCAGCAACAACTGAAAAGATTAAAACAGAGGAACGTCTTACTGAATCACTTAAAGCAGAAGGTGTTAATCCTCCAATTCCTGCTAAGAAAGAAACGTTTCCAGTTGATGTAAGAATTAACATCAATACTGCAAGTGCGCGTCAGATTGCTGATGCTTTACCTGGTGTTGGTCTTAAAACTGCGCGTGATATTAAAGATTTACAATCTTCAATGCAAGGTGAAAAGTTTGTAAAACTTGAACAACTACGTGCAATTAAACGTATTGATTGGGACGAAATCTTTAAAGAGAATCTTGTTCGTGTAGAATAATATTGGGATTAGATACTTGCAATGCAATTAGATACCTTCCTTAAGTCCAAGGTACGCTGGCATTTAGGATACAATCAAACTTCAATTCCTGCTGGTGACCTTGCTCGTCTTGAGGAAGCTCTTGATAATATTCAAGACTCTTACTGGTATTCAAAAATTGTAGAGCAAGTTACTCGTTGCGATGAAGCTGAAAAACGAACTGATATGACTGGTAGTGTCAACAATGACATTACACCAGCAGGTCGTCGTGAAAACATTGCAGGTGATGTTGACCGTACAATTAGTACAACTGATTATAAGGATACATTAAAAACCTGGACGCAGATCTACATGTATGAATGTGATCGGCTTGCACTTCATCTTTATGTTCCAAATTATCGCAATCCTGAACAAGCACGTTATCGTTTCAATCGAGAAGGTGCAGAGTTTATTCAAGCATTGCCTGGACCAGCCGATGTTGCAGTTGGTACTCGTATTTACTTTTCTAATGAGGTACGATAATAATGGCTAAATCCACACAACAACCATACAAATTAACACCAGAAGATAAAACTGCATTTATTCAAACATCTAAGCAACTCGGGTTAGATCCCTATGAGTTTGGCGGTTTAATTCAACTTGAATCTGGATTCCGTCCTAATGTTTGGGGTGGTGCTGGTGGACAATATCGTGGCTTAATTCAATTCGGCCCTGGAGCAAGAAAGGAAGTTGGTCTTCCATCTAAAGAAATGACCATTGCAGAACAGCTTCCTTATGTTAAAAAATATTTTGATCAGAGAGGATATAAACCTGGCATGGGTATTGAAAAAGCCTATGCAACTGTTTTAGTTGGAAATCCCGGTGGCAGCCTTTCAGCAAAAGATTCCTTTGGAACAAGTGTGGGAGCAGCTGCACCAAGAATGAAACCGGGTGGTGATTTATATAAAGCAGCCAAAAGTACTTTAGGAGACCTAGGTACGTTACCGCAGGCTTCTTATCCCCAAGGAACTACCACCGGCCAAACTAAACCCACTGAAGCACCTAAACAGGTTCTAAGTCAACAACAGTTGCCCGGTCAACCGATTAATATTAATTTGATTATGCCTGTTCAACAGGCAGCAAAAGAAAAAGGAAAAAACTTTTTAGATTATTACTTGCAAGATACGCTTTCAACCCCACTAACGGCAAGCCGTAGTAAGATAGATCCAATAGCATTGCTGACCCGAGCAGCATCTGGTTCTACAAATTATTTTGGTTGATCATGGCAAAGAATAAAATGCCCCCGCAGCTTCTTGAACACTTCAAGAAGAAAGCAGCAGAGAAAGAAGGTAAAGAAACAGATAACACTGGAAACGAAAAAGAATCTGATAATTCGAAGCGTAAGGAAGCTTTAAAGAAAGCTCGCACTAAAATGGAAGAAAAGAACACTAAACATCGTGACAAGCAAAAAGAAGCTAGTCAAGAACGCTCTTAAGCAACCTGAGTTCTTTGACCCAGAAGAAATTATGTACATGCAGTTCTGGCTTTCAGAACATAAACGTCAGAAGCAAATTAAGAAATTAAAAAAACATCTTGATGTTTGATCAAAAGGGTTTTTTATTTACTGGTTTCATTACTGCATCGTAATCAGAAAAACCTTTTTGCAATCTCTTTGAAATCAAACCCTTGCTAAGACCTTTTTCTTTTTCCCATTC